GGTTCGATGATGTGTGGAGCGAGGGATTTGCCGAAGCCGGGCGAAAGGTTGCCGGTCAACGTATCGTTTTACTTCAGGGAACGGCGAAGGCGGAGGTGATAAAAAATTTACAACGATTTATGCAAGACCCGGAATTTATGGCATTAGGTGCCGCAGAGCGTGGTCGCATTTTACGTTCAAGATTTAACAAATTATCTGCATACCAAGCGGAAAGGATTGTGCGAACTGAGTCGACTTATGCGGCGAATCTTGGTGCCGAAAGGTCTGCTCTTGATATGTTTGGTGCAAGTGGTTTACAAAAAGAATGGTTGACTTCCGTTGATGGTCGTGAACGGGCATCACATAGGTCAACCAACGGTCAAGTCGTAGATATGGACAAGCCGTTTAATGTTGGCGGTGAACTTTTAATGATGCCGGGTGACCCAAGAGGAAGGGCGGCAAATGTTGTCAACTGCCGGTGTGCGGTTGCCCATATACCAAAACCGGATGCACAACCCACAACGCAACTTGAAGGGTTGGCGTTTGGATTAGCCGGTGAAATGGTTGCTCAAAATGTTATTGATGAAATTTAATATCTTTGCAATATGAATAATATTATATTTAAGCAGTCCCCAATGGGGGAACTAATTGATGCCGATGAAAAAGCGGGAATCGTAAAAGGTTACGCATCGGTGTTTAACAACGTTGATTCTGATAATGATATAATCAAATCCGGGGCATACAAAAAGACCATTGCCGAAAACGGTAGGAGGGTCAAATACCTTTACCAACACGATATGGACAAACCCATCGGGAAAATGGTTCATTTGGAGGAAGATGAAAAAGGTCTTGTCTTTGAGGCTCAGATTGCCAAAACGCAATTGGGTATGGATGTCATTGAACTAATCAAAGCCGGGGTAATTACCGAAAACTCTGTTGGGATTCTACCCATCCAAAAAGAAATGGTAAATGGTAGGCGTGAGATTAACGAGGTGAAACTGTATGAGGTTTCTGCCGTTACACTTGCCGCCAACGACCAAGCAATGATTTTGGATGTCAAGGGCAACGTTGACCCAAATAAAGTAATTAAGCGATATGATAATATTGCAAAATTAGTCCGCAAAGGGAATATATCTGATGAACTTGGATTCACTCTTGAGGCGGAAATATTAAAATTGAAATCTATTTTTATGAATATGACCACTTCGCCAACTGACATTGAGGTTACGAAGCCGGAAGTCGTGAAAGGGGATTCAACCGAGATTTTAAACTATTTGTCTAACGTTCTAAAAAAATAAGATATGAACGAGGAAATCAAAAATCAATTAGACCAAATCGGTGACATCGTAGATTCTAAGATTGAAAAGGCTTTCAACCAAGCGCAAGATAATGCCAAAGGTGAAGTCGAGTCAAGTCTTAAAAGCGAGATCACAAATTTGACTAATGATTACAATGAAAAGATGGAAGCCGCTACAAAGCGAATGGATGCCATCGAAATGGAAAGCAAAAAAACGCTTTCAGGTGTAAATTCAAAAACTTTTAAAGGTCAAATCGAATCTGCCATCAAAGATGGTGCAATCGATGCCCTTATAAAAGGTAACACCAACGCCGCAAGATTTGAAATCAAAGCCGGTGATATGACAATGGCGAATGCCTATACTGGTGTTGTTGCTGGAGAAACTGTAATTTCAGACTTCAAATTCGACCCTTCAAGAAGTGTACACATCAGAACTTTGTTGCCTATCGGAAACACCGATGCTCAAACAATTAGATTCCCTAAAGAATCTGCTTATGATGATGGTGCCGCCGCAACTGCTCAAGGTTCAACTCTTGGTGCATCTGATTTTGACATTACTGCTACGAGCGTAAATGTTGAGAAAATCGGGACATTTATGAGAATAACTGAAGAGATGTTGAACGATACTCCCGGATTATCTTCTTACCTATCGGCAAGAGTACCCGGAAAAGTATTGTCTGTTGAAGATACTGAAATCCTTAATGGTGATGGTTCTTCTCCAAACCTTGATGGTCTATTCACCGATGGTGCCGCTTTTATCACTTCAGGTGGTGCGTTTGATGATGCGGTCGAGTCTGCAAATGAATTTGATGTGCTTATTGCATCATTGAACCAATTGGCACTTGCTAACTATCAAGCCGACACGATTCTTTTGAATCCAACCGATTTCCATAAAATCGTATTGCTTAAATCAACTGCCAACGAATATTTGAAAAATCAAATCATTCAAGGTATTCAACCAGCAATCAATGGTGTGCCAATTACATTGAACACCGCCGTTACTGCCGGGAAATTCCTTGTTGGTAACTTGGCTCAAGCATCTCAACTTTGGGTGCGTGATGGACTTGGAATCGAATTTTCAAGGGACGATTCTACAAATTTCCGTGATGGGTTTGTGACCGTCAGAGCCCAAGAACGGGTGGCACTTACAACCTATTCCCCTAATGCAATCGTACAAGGTACGTTCTCAACTGCTAAAGCGGCACTTGAAACTCCTTAATCTAACGATTAGTTTTGAACTTGAAAGGGTGGTCATATCGACTGCCCTTTTTGGGTTTAAGAAAAAAAACATATAATATTTTTTATATTATAAAATAAATTATATATTTGAACCATAATTAAAACAATAAGAAACAAGATTATGAGAAAAGTAGTATTAACAGAAACTTATTCAGGTTTAAAAGGAGAACTTGTAAAATTAACCGGTAAGGATATTATCAGAAAACCTACAAATAAGTACAACGAAATTATTGATTGGAATTACCAAATGTTAATTGATGGCAAGAAGCAATGTTTAATGAACGGACACTTAACAAGAGTGAAAAAAATGTTTTGGAATAAATATCAAGAACAATCTCACATAAGAGTTTGGAAAAAAGAAAAGTAAAAAAACCGGGGGCGTTGCCGCCCCCTTTGTTTAACCAAAAATTAAATTATGAGAAATCAAAATGAATACAGAATACAAGATACACCGGAATATATAATGGTGAAAAGAATTACCGATGAGGAAAATCGCAAAAACATCATTGAGGCATTAAAATCGTTTGCAATATTATTGACCGCATTTTTCATTTCAATATGGTTGTTCACAAATTTTCTTTTAAATATCGAAACCATTATCGATTGGTGGAATAACTTTCAAATTGAAATATTTTTAATCGACATAATAATATGGCTGAAAAAGATAATTTCCTAAGTAAGAAAAAGGATATGCATATCCATCGGCATATCAACATAAATCAAAATATTGTTAATATTAAAAAATTTAATAAATTAGTAAATAAATTAAATTAGTTTTTTTTTGTTTGATAAACGGAAATGCCCGCCATTAAGTTGGTGGGCATTTTTTTTATACCTTTACATTAAACCAATAAATTGAATAATAATCAAAGAGGGTGTTTTAGTGAATACCTTTTTGCAACTGAATGCATAAAGAGGGGATATAATGTTTCAATGCCTTTGTCGGATGCCTCAATTTATGATTGCGTGGTTGATAATGGCGAAAACTTATTCAAAATCCAAATCAAATCCACGATAAAACTTCCGGTAAAAGATACCATTACAACAATACAAGTGCCGTTGCAAAATTCAAAAAGGGTTTACACAACAGAAAACGTGGATTACTTTGCGGTGTATGTTTATCATCTTGAGGGGTTTTTTATATTTAAAAACGAAGGCAATATGCAGTCAGTAAGATTGTCACTTGTAGGTAAATATTCCAAAAATTTTAATAACTTTGTATTCACAAGGGACACTCAATCCCATCAATGATTCATTTTTAATTGTTTTGTGAATTATTTTATAAGTTTGGTTAGTAAAGGGTAGCATTTAAGTGTTGCCCTTTTTTTTTATCTTTGTGGAAATAACATATTATGAAAATATTAATGAAAAAAAGCGTTTTATCCTCTGAGGGATGGCGTTGGGAGGAAAAGGTTTACGATGTTGACAACAAGGTTGCATCGGATTATATCAAAAAAGGAATCGGCGTTGAATTTGTCGAAGAAGTAAAAGAGGAAAAAAAAGTAAAAGAAACAAAGGAAAACAAAGTGGCAAGAAAAAGAACCACTAAAAAATCCAAATAAATGCCTTACACCAAAAACACTTATTTCAGCGACCCGCCGATTACATTTCAACCGCAAATGAAAATCAATTCCACGACCGGAAGTGAAATCATTACTGCGGCAAATGTCAAGGATTTTGCAAGGATTGATACCACGGCAGATGATACCATTATCGGTCAGATGATCACCCAAGCGAGAATCGTGGCGGAAAATTACATTTCCAAGGATATTGTGGCAAAAAATAGAACTTACTATTTGCCATTCGCCA